GAGTGAGCACCGAGCCGGTCTCACATTGGCGGCTCGAACGAGTTGTGGGCGGTAGTAGCTAAGTCACCTTAATACTTAGGGCCCCCTCCGGTTCCTCTCTCTCTCTCTCTCTCTCTCTCTCGCTCTCCCCCCGTGCAGCGCGCTCCGGGGGGCCCGGACGCGTTTAAAGCCCTTTAGAGCCGTCCGGAGCCCTCGGCAAGGGGAAGACCCTACCGAGGGCACCAAACGCCTCAGAGAGGCTCTAAACGCGTCGCAGGGGCATCAGAACGGGATGTCGTCGTCCCAGTCCTCGTCGCTCTTCAGGTTGGACAGGTTCCTCGCCCGTTCCCGGGCGAACCGCTCAGCAACCGCAGACTGCCCGGCCTCATCTGCCGCGTCCGCGAAGATCGAGGACACCAGCTCAACCGGGTAGCCGCGCTCTTCTGCCCGCTCCAGCACCTCGGCCAGCTCGTCCTTCTCGAAGTTCTCCGCCCACTCGAGCAAAGCCTCCTTGGCGTTATGGACACTCCTCAGGATGAAGTCCATGTTGTTCGGCTGACCCGTCGCCATCTTCTTCGCGATGGTTTTGGCGACACGCGCCCGCTCCTTGACGAGGCTACCTGCCAACTTCTGCGCGAAGGAATACAGGGCCATAGGGCCGAGCGGCTCGAGGGTAAGGTCTTCCCCTTGGAGGCCCTGCCAGAGCGCCTCTACGTCGGTTCTGACGGCTGCCAGCGGGTTCTCCGCCTTGTCATCCGCCGAAGACAGGGCCGAGCGGACCGCCTCTTCTGCCACGCCACGCTCCAGACCCTTCTTCATAAGGCCCTTGATCATGGCCTCGACCGATTCCGCGTCGTTGGCATCCACCTTCCTGCCGCCGGTCATGAAGTCCAGCATGTCCGACAGCGACTGCGGGGCATCGAACTTCTCGTTGTAGCGGATGTCGGATTCCAGCTCCTTCACCAGCTGGTAGATGCGGACGTAAGTCTCGCAGGCTTTCTCTGCCGCACCGGTCTTCTCCTCGTTGTCCGGGTTCTCGACGATCACCCGGGCATTGCCGATGAACTTGCCGATGGCAGTAGATGCAGCGCGTTTCAGCGCCACTTTCAGGGCCGGCCCCTCGATGAGGCTCAGGTAGGGCAGAGCGGTGCGCAGTTCGTTGCTCATGTGTTCAGATTCCAGTTTTCAGGTTGATGATGCCGGGGGTGTACTCGCCGCCCTTGATCGAGCCAAATACCGACTTGCCGATCGAGGACAGGATGGAGCAGAGCAGCCCAGCAACTGCTGCCGCCATGACGCCACTGTAGGTGCCCCAGTGCAGGACGAGCACGAGGCTACTCACACTGACATCGAGTGCGAGAGGGTGCCCAAGCCACCACAGTTTGGTCTTGAGCGGCATCTTGATGAAGATCAGGACAACACCGAGAACGACAACCAAGCCTGCGGTAAACATCGGGCAACTCCTTCTATCTTGTTGCGATCAGCACTCTTCAGGGCCGATCACGCGTTGATCCATGCGCTTGGCATCGTACACATGGATCTCGTGTTTCTCGTGTTTGAGCCTGTTCAGCTCACTGATCAGGTCCAGCTTGCTTTGGGTCAGGCGCTCCTGAGCCCTGCGATGCTCGTCAAAAACAGTGGCAAGACCTACGGCGACTGCGAGGGCGAGCACGCAGTAGAAGATCACGATGAGCATATCAGGCTCCTTGTTTCAGGGAACGAACCGCGTTTGCGAGCTGCTCGAGATCCAGCGCTGCGTTCTCGAGGATCTGGTCCGTTATGTCATGGCGCAGAACAATCACTCGCTGCAGGCGCATCAGTTCGTCATTTACGACCTGAAATCCGAAGTTGCGCAGCAACCATTGATTGGTTTCTTGGGGCAGGGGTTTGATGCTATCTTCGTTGAACATGTCGTCTTCTCCTAGCACTCAGCACCTAAAACTCGATAACTTCTACCGAGAACGTAGGGCTAGGGGCCATGTGTAAACTACAGGTTTCGTTGACCGGGGTCAGATGAGGGCTGCGGGTGTTCCAGTTTCGTGGTCAATCACCCAACCCCGGCGGGCCAGCTCCTGTTTGATCGCGAGCACGGACTCGTCATCATTGGCCTCGTAGGCCATCTCTGACCTGAACAGCTGTTCTTCTTCACTCATGTCTTGCAGCATAACGGTCTCCGGAGGGTGTGCACTCTGTGCTGCAGTGCAGCGGCTATATAGTATACGCAGTCGGCTCGGCGGACGGCCCATGTGTCTGTTGTAGCCCATGTATCTGCCCGTCCGAGCGAGAAGAGGCCAGCCCCCGAAGGGGCCAGCCTCAGTTCATCAGAAGATCGCGGACTTCAGGTTGCGGCCGGACTCGATGTGGGCGCGCAGGGCCTGCAGGTTGCGCTTCTGAAACTCTTTGTAGAAGGCTTTCACTGCATTCAGATCGGCCTGCAGCATACCCAGCGTGCCGAGGGCTTTCACCGAGTTGTACTTCATGCTGCTGGTCTTGTTGCGGGCGAAGGCTTTAGCAATCGCGTTGCCGCCTGCGACGATCAGATCGTGTTGCTGAATAACGCTCAGGTCGTCGATGACTGCCTCTTCATCCAGCGCAGCGGCGTCTTTCTCACTGATGGTCAGCGAGGCGAAGCGGTCGCGGATCACCGGCTCGGCGATTTCCCACCAAGCTTTGGCATCAGCGGCGCGTTGCGTTTCGCCGGCTTTCAGTTCGTCTTCGGTGAAGGCGCCGGTCTCTTTCGCAGCCTTCAGCCAATCCGGGCTGTACTTGCTGTCGCCTTCCTGCATCAGTTGCAGCACAGCGTCCAGACCCATCACGTAGTCGTACAGCGGGTTCTCGGCGATCTGGTCGACGGTCGCGCGGGCGACTGCATCGAACGCGGCGCGTTTCTGCAGATCGGCTTCCACGCGCTCCACATCTTCGTAGATGTTCTCGAAGCGGCGCTGTTCATCCATCGCGTTGGCAACGTCGAGGCCCTGCTCAGCCTTGCGGCTGCGTTTCTGATCTTCGCGCAGCTCGCGCTGGATGTCGCCAACCATCGCGAAGATGTTGCTGTTGCCGGCGCCTTTCAGGAATGCGGTGCGACCTTCGTTGCTCAGTTTTTCGGCGGCGAAGAGGAAGAAGTTGGTCGTGTTCATGGTGTTGCTCCAGTAAGATCGTGTGTTGAGTGTTGGGCACTGTGCCCCTGCTGACCACTCATTGAATGGTCAGCAAGCGTCAGCGCGCTAGCGTGAGTAGCGGTCCTTCAGGATCAGCGCGACTTCTTCTTCTGTCGCGGTGCCGTTCAGCAGCATTTCCTCGAGTTCCATCAGTTCATCTTCAACGGAGGGGCAGGCTTCTGCCATCTGGTCGAGCTGCCACTGTTCGTATCCGGTTTCCATTTCATACTGCACGGTGCTTCTCCTGCATCAGGAAGAACTTCATCATCATTGTGTGCCATACGCGGCGCAGCCCGCTGCTGCGGGTCGCGCGTGCGTGATGGTAGCCAATCGTGTCAGCGTACATCGCGTGCTCCTTATCTGGAGTGCGGTTGATAGCGATGTGCTGGGATCGGGCCGAGACCAATTACGCGGCCGGCTTCGTTCTGCGTGATGCGGCCCATTTGCAGGAGTTGCTCCACAAAGCCGCGGTAGTTCTGCGGCAGGCGGGCGTTGGTCTCGACAGCGTTCAGGATGATTTGATGGATGGGGTGCATGATGCTTCTCCAGTAAGAGCGTGTTGTTCAGACGGCGAGCGCTTTGTTGCGGTAGTTGATCAGCCACTGTGCAGCCGATTTGCCGCCAGCTTTCGCGGAGCGGATCTGCATGCGCAGCATCGCTTGCGTGCGCGGGTCATAGTGCCATTTTTTAACGCCTTCAGCGTATTCGATGGCGCGGAGGGTTTCGTTGCGGAAGCTGCGGATGTATTGAGCGGTCGTCATGATGATCTCCAGAGATCAGGGTTGATGTACTTCAGGATTGAGGGTGAGCGTAGCGAGCCCGTTCTGTCGATCAGGCGCGATATTTGTCGTTGAGTTGGCGGATGCGCGCAGTCATCTGCGAGAGCGAGACGACGTCTTCGTCTGTCAGGCGACCCGCACGCGCACGCAGCGTCATTCTGCGATGAGCTTCGGTAAGGCGCGCAAGCTCAATCCTGTCGGATTCAGCTACTGCGATCATCTGCTTGATGAACGATTGGACTGTCATGATCCTCTCCTCAGAATGGGATGAGCTGTTGATTGATGCGTTCGATCTCGCGCTCGATGGGCCGCCATTCTGCATAGGGTGCGCCAGCAGCCATCAGGGCGTTAAGTATTGCAACAAGCTGATCGAGACGAGCTTCAAGGGCCTTGAGATTCATGATTCTGACTCCATATGATTGCGGTACACAAAGCGTGTACATCTCAAAGATCATAGACGAGCGAAGCGAGTAAAAAATCCAGACTGCCTTTCTCGACGCGCAGCGGAGAGGAAGACCGGAAGGAACGCAGTGACTGCAGGGCTTCAGGCGAGCAGAGCGACGAAGGAGCGGGGCGAGCTGCTATTGACATGCGAGCGGAGCGAGCGTATATTGCAAGCCTAGGACGCCGGAGGCACTAAGCACCCAGCACCGAGCACCCAGACCCAGCACCTAGCACTTGGTACTAAGTGCTTGGTGCGAAGCGAAACCGAAGTGGGGGGGTGGTTTGGTTGAAGGGGGGAGGCTGGAATGGCGCGATTTTTCTGAGGCACGATTGGGGCCTTTTTTGTATGGTGGAGCGATCCGAAGTGACCCCCCCTGTTCGGACAGTACCGGTAGACCCCAAAAAATTTTGGCGCGGCGCGGCTGCCTGTGCGGTGCTCGCATCTGTCTGGGAGCGTGCGGGGGCGATCGTGGGCCTGTCCTGTCCGTGGGGTGCGCTGGACGAGGCGGGGATCCCTCTCCTGCAGATGCCGAGTGGGGCCCGTGTGGAGATCGGCGTGGACCCGGCGGTGCTGAGGACGTGTGAGTGGGCGGACGGAACGACCTGCCCCCCGGCGCTGATGCACCTGTCACTGCGTATCCGGGAGTATGGGCCATCACTTCTTGTAACGGCAGACGGCCAAACTTTGGTGTACCTTAGAGCCCACATCTGAGCTGGAGACGGGCCAGACCAAGCACCCAGCACTAAGCACAAAGTGCAAAGTGCTCAGCGTCAAACCGAATTTTCTCAACGCTTTCAAGCTGTTAGGCGTTGGGCGGGTCGCAAGGCCCCCTTCTGTCGATGGGCGCAATCGACACGGAGGCTACTGCCCTCGGGACCGTTTAGGACCGGGGAGAGGAGGGGCGCCTCCTGCGAGAGCACGCCGACCTGAGTACAGGCCGAAATTTGGCGGGGATAAGCCCCCCGGCCCGGGGCGGGCCAGTTAAGACACTGAACTTAACGTAGCCTCTGAGGCTACTGTGTGGTAGAGTCCGCGCGTGATCACACGTTAAGGAGCCCGTTGTGGCCGAATTTGTTAAACAGTATGACGAGAAGGGCGAGGCGTACGTCGCCCTGACTCTGGCGTCCGGCACCGCCGACGCTGCACCTGCGTACAGTGTCGACCGCCTGATCGACGCACTGGAGTTTCTGGCGAAGAGCGGCGGGTACGTGCGGCTCGCCGAGTCCACCGCCATCGCCCTGAACGACGACCAGCTGCGCCGCCTGAAGGTGACCGGGCTGTGCTCGGGTATCCGGGCACTGAACGCGAACCGGAGCAGCCAGAAGGTGTCGACGCTCTCACGCGCCGCCGCCGCCACCGCACCGATCCAGCTGTGTATCAAGGACACCGAGACACCCGTCACCGTGTACGGGGTCGTCGTGGACTGCGGCGCCAACACCGTCGAGAACCAGTGGGCCGCCGTGCGGGTGGAGAACGCCGCCGACGTGACTCTGGAGCAGGTGGCTGTGAAACGCGCCGCCAAGGGGGTGTGTATCGTCGCGCGCGGCCACTGCCCACGACTCAAGCTGCTGAAGTGCGGCGTGACCAGCCGGGACACGGCGTTCATCTTCGGGGTGACCCCCGGCCTCGCATCCACCCTGCCGGCCGAGATTGTGAACGCTCACAAGGAGCCCGGCGTGCACGGGGTGGTCATCGAGGGTATCCGCGAGACCGGCGTGCAGCCCGACAAGGCGCTGTACAAGGCGGGGGCGGAGCTGTATACCTACAAGGAGGGGGCGTACCCTACCGATGTGACCGTGGAGGGGCTGTACGCCGTCGGGGTGTACTACGGCCTGAACGCCAATGGGGTCCGGGGGCTCACCGTGTCCAACAGCCGCTTCTACCACGTGGTCCGCGGTATGTCCATCCAGCACCGGTCCTCTGTTGTGGTGATCGACAAGTGCAGTATCTCCGACCCAGTGAGCGCCGGCGTGCACCTCGCCTACGGGGTACGCGACGTGCAGGTGGTCGGGACGGTCTGCTCGTACTACGTCAACGCCCGCGGGGAAGCAGGGTTTCAGGCGTACATCGACTGCCACGACGTGACCTTCTCACGCTGCCGGTACGAGCGCGCGGCGGCGGGCACGGCCGTACTCGACATCACCAAGCACGGGCTCCAGTACGGGTTCTACACCGCCATCGACTGCAGCAGTATCGTGTTCGAGGGGTGCACAGCCACGGGCGGGTTCCAGAAAGCTGCGTTCGCCGCCGAGTCCCAGTGGCTGCCCACGACGGCCGGTACCCCCGCGGCGACCGTCAACTACGTCAACCACCGCATGGTCGGTAAACCCGCCGAGGCTGCAGAAGAGGTCTTCATGGCGAAGGGGGACACCGTCGGGGTCGTATGGCGCAACTGCACCGCCTCCGGCTACACCACGACCGTACAGAACACGATCGACGGTAAGCACCCCGACGCCGTCGGGTTCTGGATGCTCGGGCGCCCCGGCAGCCGCTCGGAGCCGCGCCGCGAGCTGCACATCACCCACTTCAACCTCGCTGTGTTCCTCCCGGCACTGGGGCGGGGTATGTACGCGGTCTTCGGGTCTGTAGGCGACGGGGTGCGCATCTACAGCTGAACAAGAGCTTAGCACCAAGCACCACGCACTTAGTGCTAAGCCTTGACAGTTCCGGGTAAAATAGGCGTCTACTGTGCTCGACGTTGGTGACTCATGGCTCGCAAAGGCGCCTCCCTACTGGCTGAACTGAAGCAGGAAGTTAAGAAGATCAACGATTCGGATCTGTCGTTCTCGATCGTCGAGGACGACACCCGAACGTTCAAGCCGCTGACCGCCCAGCAGGAGGCGTTCGTTCGCGGGATCGTGGACGAGGGCCTGTCCATCCGGGCGGCGGGTATGAAGGCGGGGTTTGCGAACCCGCACGAGAGTATAAAGGCGGCATCGATCCAGCGGGCGCTGGAGGTACGGCGGCAGGAGTACGCCGCTGCGAGCCGGATCAGCAAGAAGCGGGTGATCGACGGGATGATGGAGGCGATCGACGCAGCGAAGCTGGCCGGTGAGCCGGGCACAATGGTTGCTGGCTGGAAGGAGATCGCCCGGCTCTGCGGGCACTATGAGCCGCAGAAGACCGAGGTGAACATCAGCGTGAACGGGCAGGTGATGATGCAGCAGATGGCGACCCTGTCTGACGAGGAGCTGATCCGTATGGCCTCGGAGGAGGTCACGGACGTGGAGCCGATCGATGGCGATCACTGAAAAGCAAGCCGCGGCACAGCGGATGCTGGCCCAGCGCCAACTCTGCCGCCGGCGGTTGATCCATTTCACGAAGGCGATGTACCCCAAGTACGACGCCGGGTGGGCCCACCAAGACATCGCGCGCCGACTGGAGAAGTTCAGCGAGGACGTGCGGGCCGGGCGTAGCCCGCGCCTGATGATCATGTGCCCGCCGCGTATGGGGAAGAGCGAGCTGGCGTCCATCCGGTTCCCGGCGTGGCACCTCGGGCAGGCGCCTGACCACGAGATCATCGCAGCGGGCTACTCGGTGGACCTGCCGATTGGGTTCTCGCGCAAGATCAAGGACATCCTGAACGACCCGGAGTACAAGGGGATCTTCCCGGGGACGCAGCTGCACAACGACGTGCAGGCGGCAACGGGCTGGCGGACCACTGCGGGCGGCGGCTACACACCTGCGGGCCGTGGCGGTGCCATTACCGGTAAGGGCGCGCACATCCTGATCATCGACGACCCAATCAAGAACCAAGAAGAGGCTGATTCGGGGATCGTGCGGGACAGTCTGTGGGACTGGTACGCCACGACTGCCTATACCCGTCTGGCTCCGGGTGGCGGCGTGCTGGTCATTCAGACCTGCTGGTCGGACGACGACCTCGCCGGGCGCCTGCAGCGCAAGATGGAAGAGGCCAAGCGAGAGGGTGACCCCTACACTGACCAGTTCGAGATCGTGAAGTATCCCGGGCTGGCCATGGAGTGGGAGTACAGGGACGACTCCAACCCCGAGGTGTGGGGTCCGATCATCCGCTCGACCACTGAGCTGGACCTGTCGAAGCCCGAGTACGCGGGGTATACCTTCCTGCGGGCGCCCGGCGAGGCTGTTCACCCTGAGCGGTTCGACGCACCGGCCCTGCTGCGTTTCAAGAAGCAGCTCGGAGAGCGGTTCTTCTCTGCCCTGTACCAGCAGTCGCCCGTTCCTGACGATGGTCTGTACTTCCGTCGTGAGATGATCCAGTACGCGCCGTCGCCCGAGATGAAGAACGTCCGGGTGTTCACGGCGTGGGACTTCGCTATCGGCACGAAGCAGCATAACGACTACACCGTCGGGGCGACCATGGCCCTGACCGCTGACGACGAGCTGCACGTGCTGGACATCTACCGCCTGAAAGGCGATGCGCTGGAGATCTGTGACGCCATCATCGCCGCGGCACGGAAGTGGGGCAAGGAGAAGGAGTTCGGCTACACAGTTGGCTGCGAGAACGGTCAGATCTGGCTGACCTTGAAGCCGTTCCTTGAGCGGCGGATGAGGGAAGAGCGGCTGTTCTTCCCGATCGAGGTCATGAAGCCCCTGACCGACAAGATGGTGCGTGCACGTCCCTTGCAGGGTAGAATGCAGCAGGGCCGCGTGTGGTTCAAGAAGGACGCTTCTTGGGCCCCCGAGATGGAAACCGAGCTGTTGCGCTTCCCCTCTGGCGTGCACGACGACATCGTCGACGCGCTGGCATGGTCAGCACACCTCGCTCTGTCGATGGAGCCGCCCCGGGTACCCCAGAAACCCCGCGAGAAGTCGTGGAAGGACAAGCTGTTCAGCTTGACCCACGAAGGCTCGTTTATGAGTGCGTAAGATGCCGATCGATCAAGCCAAGGCCCACACAGTGTGGAACCGGTACGTGTACCTTCGGGACACGGGCCACATGAATTTCGTCCGTAAGGCGGACAAGTGCGACAAGTTCTTTCAGGGCGTCCAGTGGGATAGCAAGGACATCGAGATCCTTCGCCGCCAGAAACGGCCGGCCCTGACCATCAACAAGATCATCTCCACCGTTAGCAACGTGCTGGGGGAGCAGATCTTCAACCGCACCGACATCGCCTTCCGCCCGCGCTCCGGCGACGCCTCGGCCGAGGTGGCCGACGCCCTGACGAAGGTCTTCAAGCAGATCAGTGATAACAACCAGCTCCCGTGGCTGCGCTCGGACGTGTTCTGCGACGGCGTAATCATGAGTCGCGGGTTCTTTGATGTGCGACTGGACTTCTCCGACAGCATGCGCGGCGAGGTCAAGATCACCCAGCTGAACCCGAAGAACGTCCTGATCGACTCGGACGCGGACTCTTACGACCCGGATGATTGGAACGATGTCATCACGACTCAGTGGATGACCGCTGACCAGATCGAGCTGATCTATGGCAAGCGCGACGCCGATATCCTGCGCTCGCAGGGCGGGGCCGAGCTGACGTGGGATTACGACATGGCCGACTATGACCGGGATCGCTTCGGCGATGTTTCGGGTCAGAACGGGTTCTATGGCGGCGACGAGGAGTCGAACAAGTTCCGCAAGACGATCCGGGTCATCGAGCGCCAGCACCGTCAGCTGGACAAGGTCGAGCACTTCGTCGATCTGGAGACCGGCGACATGCGGCGCGTCCCGGGCGACTGGGAGCCGGACCGCATTCAGATGTATCTGGCCCAGAATCCCGGCATCGGCCTGACGAAGAAGCTGATCCACCGCATTCGCTGGACGGTGATCGCGGGTAACGTCGTTCTGCACGACGACTGGTCGCCGTACAATCACTTCACCGTTGTCCCCTACTTCCCGTACTTTCGCCGCGGAGCCACCGTCGGTCTGGTGGAGAACCTGCTCGGGCCGCAAGAGCTGCTGAACAAGGTCAGTTCGCAGGAGCTGCACGTCGTGAACACGACGGCGAACTCCGGCTGGAAGGTGAAGCGGAACTCGCTGGTTAATATGTCGATCCCTGAGCTGGAGCAGCGCGGGGCTGAGACTGGGCTGGTCATGGAGGTCGATGATGTCAACAACATCGAGAAGATCCAGCCGAACCAGACGCCGCAGGGGCTGGACCGTATAAGCTACAAGGCTGAGGAGCACATCAAATCGATCTCGGGCGTGTCTGACTACATGCAGGGCTTCGCTCGGGAAGATGTGTCTGCCAAGTCGGTAACGGCGAACCAGAAGTCTGGTCAGGCGAACCTCGCCAAGATCACGGACAACCTGAACCGCACGGACCACCTGCTGGCCCGCAACATCCTCGATCTGGTCCAGACTTACTACACTGAGCAGCGACTGGTGCGCATCACGACCGACAAGCTGCAGGGTACGACCGAAGAGATGATGGTCAACGAGGTGACCCCGGAAGGCGTCATCCTGAATGACCTCACACTCGGTGAGTATGCTGTCGTCGTGACCAATGAGCCGGAGCGCGATAACTTCGAGGACTCGCAGTTCGATCAGGCGGTTCGCCTGCGCACTGAAGTCGGTGTCCAGATCCCTGACAAGTTCATCATCCAAGCTAGCCGTCTGCGGGAGAAAGCCGAGATCATCCAGAGCATCGAGGGCGACCCGAACAGCCCTGAAGCCCAGCAGCAGGCCGAACTGCAGCAGCGCACTCAGGAGGCGCAGGTCGCTAAGCTGGAGGCGGACGTGCAGCTTGCGCAGGCCAAGGCCCAAAAAGAGATGGCGCTGGCCCAAAAAGAGATGAACGGCGAGCCGGAGGAGCAGGCATCGGTTGATCTGGAGCTGCAGAAGCTGCAGGCCGAGATGGAGATGCAGCAGCAGAAGATGGAGCGGGAGTTCGCCCTGAAGCGTGAGCAGATGGAGCGGGAGTTCGAGCTGAAGCAGGCCCAGCTGGCGCAAGACCTGCAACTTAAGCGGGAAGCTGCTACAATGGATAATGCTCTCAAGGCACAACAAGCCCAAGAGCAAGCCCGCCAGAATCGTATTCAGGCGATCCACAACAGCGCGCAATCCCGAGCCCCCGCGCAGGCTCCCACGGCTGCCCCGGCTGCCCCGGGCAAACCCGCGGAATGAGGAGTAACTGATGCCGAACGCATTTGAAGTCGAATCCGAACAGCCCCAAGACGAGCAAGTTGACCGCGGGGACGAGCTGAAAGACGATGAGTCTGCAGAGACGCCAGAAGCTGAGGCTGAGTCTTCTGAACCTGATACAGATTCTGAGGGGGAAGAAACGGACGAGGAGCGGGCTGCGCGCGAAGCTGAAGAGGCTGAAGCGGAGAAGAAGCGCCGTATCCGCATCCCGAAGCATCGTGTTGATGAGATGGTCGGGAAGGAGCGGGCTCGGGCGCAGGCACTGGCCGATGAGCTTGCCGCCCTCAAGGCTCAGCAAGCGCAAGCCCGCCAAAGCGCTGATCTGGGTCAGCTCCATGATCAGATCGAGAAGCTGAACGACGAGTACGAAGACCTGCTGATGGACGGCGACAAGGAGAAGGCCCGCCAAGTCCGCCGCCAGTTGCAGCAGCTGCAGTCGCAGTACAACGAGGCCACCATTGCGACCCGTACGGAAGAGGTCCGCCGGGCCACCTTGACGAACGTCAAGTACGAGCAGGCGCTGGATCGCCTTGAAGCGCAGTACCCTGAGCTGAACCCGAACTCGGACGCCTTCGATCACGACCGCACGGTCGAGGTGGCGGAACTCATGGAAGCTTTCCAGCTGAAAGGTGCCAGCAAACTGGACGCCCTGAACAGGGCGGTGAAGTATGTATTCCGTGACGTATCCGCGACTGCGGCTGCACCGACGCCTGACCGTCGAGCTGTGGAGGCTCGAAAACGTGCTGCGGATGCCAACAGGCGGCAGCCGCCGCAGGCAGCTGGTCTGGGCAAGCCTTCTGACGCTGCCGGTATTCGCGGCGATGGTGTGGACGTTGGGGCTATGAGCCAGAAGGCTTTCGAGTCCCTGACGGATGAGCAACTGGCCCGCCTGCGAGGTGACGACCTGTGAGTATTCTGGCCACTTTCCGTGACGCCGCGCGGCAAGCGAACGGCGGCCCGATCCCCGTAATGGTTTACGAGGATCAGGGCATCATCATGTTCTCCGTGCGCAACCAGCTCTTCGGGATCCACCCGGAGTCGCAGCGGATCATGACTCACGGCGAGATGTTCGCCGCGACACGTCAGCTCCCTGATCCGAACCCCGGGGGTGTGCCCCCCGCAGCCAACGACACTCCGCCCGCGCAGAGCCTGTCGGTCACTGGCTTCAACCCCTTCGCCTCGATGGGTGATACGGAGCTTTGATGGACGCAAACCACCTGCTCAGCTTCATGCGGGGGGTTATGCTCACGGCCGGTAATGTAGCCGGCCCCGACCTGTGGTCCGCCGTCCGTGCGATGGTGGACCATTGTTCGTATGTGGATACGAACCCGTACATCCGCCAACCCGGCAAATCGTTACAAGAAGTGACGAGAGAGGAGCTGTCAAAGCTCAAGGACAGCGGTCGTATCTGAAGTAGTTGACAGAAGCTGTGAAGAGTGGATAGTATCCTCCTATCGCGTTGGTGGCAGCGATAGAGCCGCCGTTACCGCCGTGGTCGGGCGTTACCGACTGGAACTTCTGTCAAACCCCCTTTGGATAGGTAAGAGCAATGGCTCTGACAAACTTCTCGCTGCTGACCAACGACCAGAAGAAAGTCTGGTCGATGGACATGTGGAAGCACGCCCGTAACTACTCGTTCATCGGTCGCTTCCTTGGTAAAGGCCAGAACTCCCTGATTCAGCACATCACCGAGCTGAAGAAGACGGAGAAAGGCAACGAAGCCGTGATCACCCTGCTGGCTGACCTCGAAGGCGACGGCGTCGCTGGAGACCGTACGCTGGAAGGTAACGAAGAGGCCCTGCGGTCCTTCGATACCAAGATCCGCTTCGACCAACTGCGCCACGCCAACCGTATCGAAGGTCGCATGGCCGACCAGAAATCGATCGTCAACTTCCGTGAGCAGTCCCGCGATGTTCTGGCCTACTGGCTGGCCGAGCGTATGGACCAAATGGCGTTCCTGACCCTGTCTGGCGTCAGCTACACCTACTTCAACAACGGCCGCGTCCGCCCGGTGTCCGATCTGGCACGTCTGGAGTTCGCTGCTGATGTGAGGGCCCCGACCGATCTGCGCCGCGCTCGCTGGAACGGTACCTCGAAGAAACTGGAAGTCGGCGGTACGTCGGCCCAGATTGCGGCTACTGACACCCCGATGTGGGAGCTGTTCGTCCAGCTGAAAGCCTACGCCAAGGATCAGTACATCCGCGGCCTGAAGTCTGGTGGCGGCGAAGAGACCTTCCACTGCTTCCTGACCCCGCAGGCCATGGCCCGCCTGAAGCTGGACCCGACGTTCATGACGAACGTCCGTAACGCTCAGGCCCGCAGCGGCAACAACCCCCTGTTCACCGGCTCCGACGTGATGATCGACGGTATCGTGTTCCACGAATACCGTAACGTGTTCAACACTTCGGGTGCGGCTAACGGTTCGAAGTGGGGCGCTAGCTCGAATGTGGACGGCTGCCAGATTCTGTTCTGCGGCGCTCAAGCTCTGGCCATGGCCGACATCGGTACGCCGGGCTGGGTCGAGAAAGAGTTCGACTACGGCAACCAGCTGGGTATCGCCACCGACAAGATGCTGGGCTTCCTGAAGCCGCAGTTCAACAGCATCTACGCCGGCAACACCCTGCAGGACTTCGGCGTCATCAGCGTCTACGTTGCTCAGTGATGACTACAGGCCCTGACCATACGGTCGGGGCCTAATCCTACAGGAGAAGAGTTATGGCTGTTATTGGTGCTACCGCTGCACGGGCATCGCAGTCCCTGCAGACCGTCGACATCGATGTCGATCTGGTCAACGATACCTACAAAGTCGCAGGTGTTGAGTACAAACTTGCCGAAGGTACGGACAAGGCCGGCGCGTCGGGTACCCCCTTCGTGATTCTGCCCCGTGGCGCTCGGGTGCTGGGCGGTTCCGTGTTCACCCAAGAACAGATCGTTGCTGGCGACGCCGTCATCGGTATCGACCTGCTGGATCCGGACACGAACACTCTGTACTTCCGGGCTGCGGACGCCCGCTCTGCTGGCGCTCGTCCGATGTCGTCGCAAGGCATTCTGCAGAAGGGTCAGCCGACCAATCTGCGCCTGTCTGGCGCCTCGGCTGCCAAACCGATCACGAAGGGCAAGATCTCGGTGAACATTCAGTTCCTCGTGTCGGGCCGTTCGGAATACGTGATGGGGTGATCGAATGAAGCTGCGTGCCACCCGTGACGCGAGCTTCATGAGCATCTACGGCTGGGGCCTGACGGTCTCAGTCGGTGATGTCGTTGAAGTCGCTGACGAACACCAAGACCGTATCGGTATCGCGCTGCAGTACGGCCTCGTGCCTGTTACTGAAGAGCCTGCCGCCGAGCCGGCTGAGCCCGTCGAGCCCGCCGAACCTAGCAAAGGCCGCAAGGCTAAAGCTGTGCCCGTCGAGGAAATCGCTGCATGACACCCAAAGCCCTGCACGACCTGTTCCGTGCCCACGTCCGTGACGAAGAGTACCCCTACCTCTGGTCTGAGGCCGAGGTGTACCTTTACATGGATGAGGCGCAGAAGATGTTCTGCCGTCGTGCAGGCGGGATCCGAGATAGCCTCTCGGATCTCTGTACTGTGGAGTTCGATGCTGGTGATGCGTTCGTTGATTACGACAAACGCATCCTCAAGCTCCGCCACGCGAAGCTTGACGGTCGTCCCATCGAGATCGTAAACTCCGAAGATATCGAGTACATGCACCCCGCCCAGCCTAGCCGTGTCTGTATGCTGGTTCTGGGTGATGATGCATACACCGCCTTCCTCCGGGGTATCCCGACCGAAGACGGTGAGCTGCAACTGCATGTCGAGCGCCTGCCGCTCGAACCTATCACCGGTCCCGACTCCCAGCTGGAGATCGACGACCTGCACCACTACGCGCTCCTCGACTGGATGGTCGCCCTCGCTTACAATAAGCAGGACGCCGAGACCTACGATAAGTCGAAGGCAGAGGAGCGCGCTGCCAAGTTTCTGTCGTATTGCGATCAGGCCAAGACCGAGCAAGGGCGGCGCGAGCACAAGTACCGCACAATCTCATACGGTGGCATCTGATGCGCTACGCACTTGCATGGGGTGACAAAGTGTCCCCCGAGTTCCGAATGAAGGTGGTCGAGATCTGCAAGGATTTCGGCTGGAAGTACGAATACGGTAGCTGGCTCATGGCCTGTATGGCCTTTGAGACCGGCGAGACGTTCTCCCCGACGGTGAAGAATGGAGCTGGGTCCGGCGCGATCGGACTTATCCAGTTCATGCCCAGCACCGCCAAGGCGTTGGGCACCAGTGTCGATGCGCTGCGCAGCATGGCCGCCGTCGAGCAGCTGGAGTACGTGCGGCAGTATTTTAAGCCGTTCGCATTGAAGATCCGCTCCTTGTCGGACATGTACATGGCCATCCTCCTGCCCCGCTACATAGGGCTCGATGATGCCTCTGTACTCTTCGAGAACAGCATCGCATATGCCCAGAACAGGGGGCTGGATCTGAACCGCGACGGTCGAGTAACCAAGGCAGAGGCTACCCACAAAGTAGCTGCGAAACTGGAGCGCGGGAGAGCGTTCCCTGCCATAGTCGACTGGTGAGGCGATGACTTGGATTGATATTTTCTGGGCCACGTGGTGGGGCAAGACCCTGTCATTCGTGGCCCTTGCCGGCTTCGCCGGCGCTGTCGGGCACGCCCTGCGCTCCATCGAGCAGGAGGCCCCCCTGAAGTTTTCGCGCACCGCGCTTGAATCTGGGGCCGCGGGCTTCGTAGGGTTGCTCTTCAAACTGGTGTGTGACGAGATGCATGCGAGCGAGCAATGGACTGGCGTCGTCGTCGGTCTAGCCGGCTGGCTTGGTGCGTCTGCCAGTGTGGGCGTCCTAGAGGAGTTCGTGTACAAGCGCTTAGGTGTAAACCGCCCCGGTAAAGGAGAGCCACACGATGGGTTGGATCACTAAGCACCTAGCCCCGGTACTTGGTGCTAGGTTCAGGCTGGCGATCGAGTACCTGCTGATTGCCGCAGTGGTCGTTCTTGCTGTGAACTATGCGGCGCTGTGGTTCGAGGCCCGAGCAATGCGGGTGAAGATCAACGACAACGCGACCCTGCTACAGAAGCAGTCGAGCGTGATCGATGAGCTGCTGCTGCAGAGGGTGAAGGACCAGAAGGCGATGAAGGGACTCATGTCGGGCTTCACACAACTGGCCCGGAAGAGCGAAAATACAGGTCGCAAGATTCGAGAGCTGGAGAAGGTGAATGCGCAGGTCAAAGACTATATGGATCAGCCCTTGCCTGCTGACCTTGGCTGCTTGCTCGGCGACGCCGCCGCGTGTCGAGACCAAGCTGGTGTACCTGCGACCGCCGGAAGCTCTGGTGGAGCCGTGCCTAAGTCCTGAAGTGGGCCGGCTGAGGACGAACCGGGATCTGGTTGAAGCGTACCGGGCATTCAGACTGGCCCACTCGCAGTGTGCGGTGCGCGTTGATAAAATCCGCGAATGGGTCCAATCTGAGGAATAACCTGTGGCTAATACACTCACCAACGCCGCTCGTAAGCGGTTTCTGGAAGGCAAGATCAACTGGGCTACCGCGACGCTGAAGTGCACGCTGGCTAACAACCAGCTGGCCAAGCTGGATGCCAACTCTGTGAACATGGCTACGGCGGAGACGCTGGGTGCCATTGTGCAGCCGACCGTACGCCTGTCGAACGCCGCCGCCACCGAGGACGGTGCAGCTACCGCCGACAATGTCACGTTCGCCAAAGTTGCGCCTCCGGGATCCGGTCAGAACGCCGTCGGCACGTACAACATGGTGGTGATCTATGAAGAGACCGGCGCCGCTGACGCTTGGGCTCAATGCATCCCCATCGCTCTGATCGACTCCGCTACCGGTCTGCCAATCACAGCTAACGGCGGTGACATCACCGTCACGTGGGATACCGGCGCCAACAAGATCTTCAAACTGTAAGCCATGCCTAAGATCGCCACTGACGTGAAATTCATTGGGGCGTGGATGAAGGGCGCGAAGACGCCCTTCACCGACTCAGCCGCGCCGTGTGTTGAGTGGATCAAGGCCGTGCTCGGCCCTGATGGGTTCAACGAGGTGGTGATCAACCGGGCGAATAAGTCCGGGGAGTCTGTCGTGCTCGGCCTGCCTGCCGGGCACGGTGTAGTTGACTGGCAGGTGCTGAAGATCAACGGCGGGGAGTACCGGGTCACGAAGGTCGACGGGCAGGACGTGACGGTGTCTGTGGACCTGACCACTGACGTTTCGACGTGGGCCGGGACGTTGGCCCGCGTGGCGGGGTGCGGATGGACGGTGATCAGCTCGACCGAGGATACGGTTGTGCTGCAGGGCCGGGGGTACCCGCAGGGCGCGCATTACCATGTGATGTGGGGGCAATCCCACTCCTACCGCGGGCTGTGCGTGGGCTACTCGAACTTCCCGAGAGCGGGCGAGACGGTCGGGCTGACCGACGGCAAGGTGCAGGTGACGGAGCGGACTATGCTGATGTCAGCTCAGGCCGCGGACCGGGGGTGGTACCTGCTGTCAGACGGCGCCACGCTGTATTTCTGGGGCGCGGGCGGGTCGTATTGGTATAACGCGTGGGCACCGTCGAGGGGTGTAAGGCCTGATGGGGGTGTTTACGGGTGGTTTGGACTAGCGGAGAGGCTGTCACCATCTCAGAGCAACGTATGGGTCGGCTGCTCTGGGAGGTCATATGGCGCTAACCTGAGTGGCATGATCACCCCGGATAGGGGTGGTAGCTATACCGGCAACCTGTGGTACGCCCGCGGTCCGGGCCCGGGCGCAGCTACGGCCACCCTCGCGGGGTACTCCGGCTCTGCGGCGGTGGCGATGGACAACCCTTACGGGTCGTTCTGCGTGCTGCGGAGATCGCTGCTGTGCGAGGGCGGCTCTACTCTAGCAATGGATCCCCGGGCGGGCAACCCTGTAGCGTGGCTGAGGGGGGGTTTCGTAGCGTCGGTGCTGCCGTCGTGGCAGGTGGTGGACGCTACCGATTCGTTCGGGCGAGTACGGCGGTACCTCGCGGTACCCATAGGTGCTCTCGGAGGTACGTACGGGGGTGGCGAGGGGTATAGCGATGGGGTGTTCGATATCACGGGGCCGTGGTGATGGCGTACACGGTCAAAGGGTGGTCGACGGACTCGTGGATACCCGGCGCGGATATCAAGACGGTGGCGATTCTGTACCCGGCGGGGGACGCTGTGTCTGCTACGTTAGAGTGGCGCTTAGGTCGCGCGACAGCCGTGTCGATCGAGTTGCCGTGGATACCTACTCGGGCTGAGGTGACGACACCCCAGAGCTACGCGTATGGGCAGTTCCTGTCGATATCCGGTACGGCCTTTGGGTTTGGTGTGGGGGCCCGTGCCGAGATCCCGCCATTCTCGGCTGCCGGCACACAGAACGTCTCACTTGGGCATTGGCCGAGCGAGGTGGAGGCGAACAGCACTGCGTACACTCTGGTGTTTGAAGATCCCCCGCTGATCCTGAGCGACGGGTTCAAGAAGCGGGGCGGCACACCTGACACCCTCATATTCGAGGAATCGCCGACACTGCCCCAGCTGAGCGGCGCTGCGTGGGGGCACGTGTTTGGGCGTACGACTTGCCTCGGTAACGCTGCCAAGCGGGTGGTGTGGGCGCTGGATGCACAGACCATGGAGCGCAAAGGGGTGTCGCCAACTACCGTCGATGGGCACTACGATATCAGGGGGTTGGACCCCTCGCGCAGCTACGTGATTGTTGCTCGCGACATGGAGACCGGCCAGAACGCGGTCGTATTCGATCGAGTGCAGGCAGTACCAGACGTGCGGTAAAATGCCGGGGTTCACCGGACCCCGTGCATGGACCTGAAATCATACAAGCCGCCCTCTGGGTATAACCTACAGATAGACTTTCCGGACGTAGAGTATAGGGCTCCGTCTGGTTATAACCTGCAGATCGAGTGTCGGGCGGACCGCTCGTCTACTGTCGCCGGGGTGACCACGGGGGCATGGTTCAGTGCGGGCTGGCCCACACTAACGAACGCGTTCCCGATCATAGTGAACGGCCCTGCGCATAACGGGGCGGAGCTGTTTGGGCTGCACCGGGTGCTGGCCCCTGTGCTGCAGACTGTGCGCGCGTACGGCCTGCAGCACGCGCTGTTCGGACCCGCTACGACGGTGACGCAGGCGCAGGGCATCGTCGTTCGCCAGATGGCTGCGGCGTCGGGGTATGCTGAGCGATGGAGCATCGGCCTGAAGGAGATACACTGGGAGATGGCGTACCCGCTGCCGCGAGTACATGACATCCCGGGCGGGCCAGTCGTTACTGACATCGGCGTACCGATGCCGGGGGTCGAGGAAATCGACGAGATTCCAGCGGGGAACTCCTCCTGCACGTACTACGCCCCCACCATGTCCGGCGGGATGCTGTGGAGGCCGTGGGCTGACTATCGCGTAACCAGTGGAGCCGAGTCGCCGGGTGAGATGGCTTCGTCGCTGGCGCGCGGCGGCGATTACCCGGTGTATGTCGAGACCCTGAATGCCGGTGTAAGGCGGTACTTCAAGCTGCCGACCGACTGGCGCAAATACGCAGGGTGGATGTTCGGGTTCCGCCGCGAGGGGGTATCTAGCCCGCCGGTGCATGTGGCCCACACGAACGGCGTCGTCAGTACCCACGGACACCATGACGAGACTGTCACGACGCCGGGCCAGATGTACCATAACGGCGCCACGTACTACGTCGGGCAGCCGCAGGTCTCGGCTCGACCGAACCCAGTGCGCCACCAAGAGGTGCTGGAAGAGACCATAGTCCCGGTGCCGGTTGTCACCCAAAGCGCCGACCGGGAATTGAAGGTCACCGGGGCCGACTTCCTCAGAGGCCCGGACGCGCGCAGAGTCTGGCTGGTTCCGCCTGAGCGTTTTGTACGTCCGGAAGGCTGGGCGCTCTGGGCTGAGCGGGTGTTCGGCGACACCGGCGTCTGGCACGGCAACCGGCGAGTGATCGGGGCGTGCCGGATTGTGCGTCCTCCCGCAATCATCGGCGACGCGTCTGTGTCGTTCGGTGTGCCTGTCCGTAAGCTGAGTCATCGGCCTATATGGGAAGACGCCCAGATATCTGCGCCTTCCGTGGCGAACTCCAGCCTTGCCGGTGACGCGGGCGGGGGTGAGTTCATCCTGTGGGGCCGCGCCGCTCTGAGTGGGCATAACCAGATTCGGGTTTTTGGCTGGGACTCCCTGACGGAAGACATGCTGTACACCCGTGTACGCAAGTCCAGCGCGGTCATCGAGACCCTTCCACTGAACAACGCCCAGACTTTTGGTGTAGCCCGCGTCTCGTGGCCGCAGACCTATCAGGCTAAGCAGGGCTGGATCGACGAGCAGATCAATCAGGCGCACTTCGTCTGGCTCTACCATCGGAACATATACCAGAACCCGACACTCATGTCGGAGGTTGTGCACGATGTGTACCTGTCATTCCTGCGCTTTGTCCGCCAGTTTGAGGGCTCGGGGGTCGAGCACACTGAGTGGGGGAGCGCAAAAAAGCTCATCGTCCAGAACCTGAACCAGTGGCTGGAGCCGCTCGGGTTCGCCTCGTTCGAGGCTGGTGAGCATCTCGTCACTCACTACCACCAGTACATCGTCGCCCCGGAACCGGAGAAGCTCTTCGAGTTGCCGTCGCTTGGTCGCCCCTCTCTGAAGAACTCCCTCGCGATCATCACCCCCAATCGGTGGCAGGATGATCCGTACCGTGAGAGCTTCGGCGAGGCCGTTCTGCCGTTCAACCAGCGCTGGGACGCTAAGCGCGGTAACGACTTCCTTCAGATCAGCCAGCTGACCCGCGTTACGTACCGAGATCAGGTCGTCTTCGCTCAAGGCTGGGACCGCTACCGCGACCCCCACGACTCGTGGACGTGGGCGGCCACCGTCGTGCGTAACCGCTCGCGCACCGTTTGGACCGAGATCTGGACCGATACGAGTCTCGAGCCCCGAGGGCTGCGATACCTCACGCTGGTTAACCAGTTCATCCGTCCGCAGGGGTTCCCGAACCTTCAGCGCTGGGGCGACACCCTGACCCGTACCAGCCACACGAACCCCCGCACGTTCGGCTGGGACTCGCTTGCCGAGGACTGGATGTACATCCGTGTCCGCAACGAGTCTCGCCCGGTTAAGGCTACACCTGCGTCCATCACCCCCGCGTACGGTACTCCCACTGTCTGGCGCGACCCCGAGTTCGTTCTGCCGACCGGGTTCACCTCGTCATGGGGTACGCCCTACCTCGGAAACGAGCAGCGGGTCATCACGCACCCCGGCATCAACTGGTACGTCTCCGGCAACCACAGGGTATATGATCCTCGTAGATGGGTACGCCATGACCTGCTGCACTCGTTCGAGACGTGCGGTGCGCATCACGTCTTCCATTCGCCGCGTCAGGTTCGCCCACAGCCTGTTCTGCCGGTGCGCTACCCGATCCCGAATCCATGGGTCTCTCGTTCGCCGCGCGAAGTCCTGCCGTCTGGGCTGGAGAACTTCCAGAGATTCGGTACACCCAAGCTGCGTGACTCCTATCAGGAGATCAACACGGAGCTGCGTCGGTTCCCCTTCACCGAGTTCCTCGGCTCGCCGTGGATTAAGCAGCCTCCGCGACTGAAGCAGTTCGGCTGGTACAGCTTCGAGTCGACGAGTTCCCACCGGGTGTCCGGCCCTATGCCTAACCCGGCCGGGCTCGCTCTGCCGTTCACGGAGCGGGTGACGAATGAGTGCGAGGTGTATCTGCACCGGCGTTTCATTAAGCCTACTGGCTGGCAGCTCGCGTTTGGGCGGCATGTTGTGTCGCAAGAGAAGCGTCTTCAGGTGGTCGATCAGACGATCGCCATGGAGTCCGCGCGCCCGGACGAGTCTGCGCTTCACTGGGGCTGGGACTCGCTGGTTTTTGGGCGCCCCGAGATCCCGGTCATCCGGATCTACCCGGATTCGCTGAACGACACCAAGGTCTTCGGTCGAGCTGAGGTTACGCGTAATGACATCCGCCCGCAGGGTATCCCGTCACGGTACAACTTCGGCACGCCCGTCTTTGCTTCACCGCAGGACATCATCATCCGGCGGCACATCCAGTCGGAGCAGCAATGGCCGAATGAGTCCTACTTCTTCGTCGGCCCGAAGCGGATTATCCAAGATGGTGCGCCCATCGGCAGGAAGCGCGACGAGACCGCCGGACACTGGGAACAGGGGTCTTACTACCCTGCCTTCGGCATCAGCCACGTCGAGGGCGGCGACAAGTGGGTGCGCTACCATCTGCCTTCGGACCCTGATCGCCACAGCGAAGGCGGCGACCTCCTGTACTGGAACAAGAAGAACTTCTACCGTCTGGGGCACAAGGTCGCCCTGTCCCTGCAGTATATCGGCGCCCGCGGCTGGAACTCCCTGCGTATGGGTTGGCTGCGACTGCCGATACTCGGGCCGCAGGAGCTGCTCGTCTACAGCATCGATCCGACTGAGCATGTGCCCGCCGACCACGTCGTGGCACATCCACCTAAACCCGCTGGCCCCTTCAATCAGGCGATCGGCACCAGCAGCCTCGGCGTCCGACAGGACATCCCGACTACCCACGTGGTGGAGAACGAGAACCGCACGATCTCCGCAACGTCGGTGCCTGTGCAGCAAGACTGGGTCTACCGTGCGGGCTACGGGTACGACTATGTATCCACGTGGGGCGTACCATCACTGGGTTGGCTGAGGTTCATTAAACCGAATAGTTGGGTGCACCACACCACGCCCCCGGGGTTGAACCACCGCGTCGCGCGTAACCCGCAGGAGATCTACACCGAGTTCTGGAACAGCCTCTCACTGGAGGACGAGACCTCGTTCGAACATCTCGGCTCCGGTAAAATGCGGGTGATCCGGCAGGGCGGGCCGAAACCCGCGCCTCAGCCGAAGCCTCCGGTCCTCGTGCCGACCCATCAGTTTGTTCTGCCGATGGGCACGCAGACGCCCGAAGATTTCGGCACACTCTGGGCCGACCCGTCCCTCCCGCCGTTCGGCTGCGGCCCTGATGGCTGCTGCTCAATCTAAGCACCAAGCACTTAGCCTCAGTACGGAGGCTAGGCGCTAAGGAAACGACATGTCACAACCGACGAAGCTCCCTCTGCCCACACTGGGCGCGAACAATCTGGCGCATGAGACGAAGATGCCGGACGGCTCTGTGCGGGCGGCAGTGAACGTGGACCTGACGGCTGACGGCTCGTTTCGTCGGCGGCCGGGGTATCGGCTGGTGAAGCCGGGGGAGTACCACTCGCTGTGGCGTAATCCTGTGAGCGGTCAGGTATTCGTAGCTGAAGGGGCTGTACTGAATGTGCTCAGCCCTGACCTGTCTCTGACGCCGGTGTTCGAGTTGGACAGCCCGGAGCCCACTGACTTCTGCGAGTACAACGGCAACACGTACTTTCGGGGTGGGTACTATGACGGCAAGCGTGGCCGGTCACTTGGTGTGCCTACGCCTTCTGTAACTATTGAGCCGGTGGCGGGGGCTCTGCCGCAGGGGCGGTATGGTATTGCTCTGACGGCAGTGAATGACGCTGGCGAGGAATCGGGTGCGTCGCGGGTGCAGTTCGTGGAGGGTACGGGGTTTCGTCTGCACATTCAATCGAACACGCCTGCGGTTCGGGCCTATATCACCGACGGGCACGGTGAGCAGCTGCGACTGGCGTGGGAGATGCCCGCGGGCCTGCTGAGCTACCAGATCACGTCGCCGGCTACAGGGGACTGGCTCACGTCGGGTAATCTGGAGCCACTGCCGAAAGGGCAGATCATCCGGGGGCATGGTGGCCGGTTGTACGTGGCGAAGGGTGACATGCTGTGCTTCAGTGAACCGCTGCGACCGCACCTGTGGAACCCGGGGTATGGGTTCGTGAAGTTTGCGGGGCGTATCACCCTGATTGAGCCGACGCGTGAGGGCCTGTACGTCGGGGATGAGCGCGGCGTGTGGTACATGTCGGGGATGGATATCGACAAGGCGGAGCCGCGGCTGGCGTCCCGGGTTCCGGCGATGGAGCGCACGTCCCTGCAGATTGCAGCCGACCGGTTCAACCCGCAGGTGGTGCAGTACCGTGGGTCGGTACCGATGTGGCTGACGGAAGAGGGGTACAAGATCGGTGGCACCGAGGGGCAGGTGATTGACCTGAACTCGGACCGTGTGAAGGTTGCGCCGTCGGTAGGCAAGAGCGCTGAGGTGGTGCGGGGTGGTGTTCGACAGGTCTTGACTCTGGTAAAATCGGGGCTTTCGCCGGTGGGTACCGCGCGAGACTCTACGGGAGAACCAAATGGAATCTACTGGTAAACTGGCAGGCACCTACTTCCTGTCCGTCAATGGCGGCGCGGAAGAGGTCAGCCACAACCTGCTGACGAACGAGGGTATGGCGTACATGCTGGAGACTTCGCTGAAGGGCTCCACTGCCTCGCCGAAGTTCTACCTCGCTCCGTACACGAACAACTACACCCCGACGGTCACCCTGACGGCGGCTAACTTCACCGCCACGACCGGCGAGATGGTTAACCAGAACGAAGGCTACACCGAAGCCCAGCGGCCTGAATGGAAGCCGGGTACGCTGAACGGCACCGTGCTGGACAACATGGCTGCCAAGGCTGAGTTCACCTTCAAGTCCGCCGACTCTGTGACTGTGTACGGCATGGCCCTGCTGACCACCCCGACCAAGGGTGACGGCACCGGCAAGCTGATCTCGATCACCAAATTCAGCAAGCCCCGCGTGATGTATGATGGGGATGTGCTGAATGTGGGATACCGGATCGGTCTGACGACCGCGGGCTGATAAGCAGAATCAGCGACGGCCCTTCGGGGCCGTTTTTCATTATGCAGATGGAAGAACTCGACATCGCCTCCCCCATCTCGGTGCGCTACGAGGGGGATAAGCAGCGTGCACAGGAGCTGCTGCCTGCTGCTATGAACCTGCTGGCGAAGTGCAAGCAGGTGAAGGCGTCCACCATGGTGGATGCCCTCTGGATGCACCGCACTCTGGACGGCGGCGAGTACCTGCGTGTCGGGTCCATCCATACCGTAGACATCGTTGAGATGTATGGCCTGCCGTTGCCGGAGGTGCGGCAGCAGGAGTGGCCGTACCCGGTAGAACCTGTCGAGTTCAACATGTGGCACGGCACTGTCTGGAACGGGCTGCTGTCTGAGCGGACGATTCCGAAGCTCGCCAAAGACGGGCAGAGCATCGACTACGACAACAAGGAGCCGGCGCTGGAGCTGTGGTCACCGACCGCAGAGTACATGCGTGTCAAGAATGAGCAGCTCAAGAATATGGACGGGGCCACTCGCGCAGCGTCCAGCCCGGAGGAGCGTCTGAAGCGGCAGCTGCAGCGCGAGCTGGCCACAGTGAAGAACGAGCCGCAGCCGCGTAAGGAGCTGGGGGTCAAGCCTGATCCGACTGGGTTCCCCGAGTTCATGCCGCCACCCAAGAGCCGGCTGACCTTTACGCAATACCAGAAGCCCCTGCCAACCATGTGGTCTGGCAAGATGAAGCAGGTGGTACAGTGGGTCATGGCGTACGGCAGGCACGACCCTCGCCTGTTCGCCAAGTCATACGCTGACCTCAAGAAGCCCAACACCTACATGCGTCGGGTGCAGGCGAACGGCGTACAGATCCTGTATGACTACAAGTTCACGCGCTCCCATATCCTGACCTACGACGGCCGCGGCAACCCGTGGCTGGTTGAGATAAGCTCGCAGGGTGTGCGCGCGGTGCCGTTCCCCCAGATCTGGATCCCGCCGGAGGGTGACCGCAAGAAGGACAAGGATTGGCTGCCATCTACGAGCACTGAGTTCCGTAAGCGCTTCGCCAAGGACCGCCACGTCACCCATATCCTCGATGAGCTTGGGTTCGTCCCCTCGGGTGAGCCGTTCCCTGACGCCGCTACGTTCCGCCGCATGGTCGATGCAGGCGAAGCGATCGAGCTGGTGACAGCTGACCGCATGAGCGCCTTCTACACCCTCGGGGCGTTCGGCCCGTACACGGGCTGGAGTACCACGACGACGGGCATGTCGGCAGTGAACTGCGGGTACAAGTACGAGGACGACGAGCCGTACCAGTTCAGTGAGTGCTGGCAGATCAGCCTGTCGATTGCCAAGGGTAAGGAAGGCGAGCTGGACCGCGCGTCTGGCAGCGGCAGCATCTACCGCATGTACCGTGGCAAACTGCGCCAGCTTTCCCGCAGGCAGGGGCTCCTGTTCCTGTATTACGAGCCGGGCATGCAGGGCATCATCAACCACCCCTGCAAACCCCAGCGTACCGCCAAGGGCACCCCCAAGGCTATTTACGACGGCCCCTTCTGGGCTGGCTACGTGAACGACGACCTCAAGGTCATCCGCTGGTACTTCTCCGACTACAACGAGCCCTACGTCACCCGTCGCGACGACCGTGACGACGAGCCCTGCCCCAAGGGCCCCGGCTCGTGGTCATACGAGAGCACGTCCGGAACCCGTGGCGTGCCGGGCGGCGTGTACTCCAACGACTTCGATAACCGCCAGTGGGGTGCAGAGCACTCGATCTCTGGCACGATCACCCGCAAGCCCGGTCCGTCCCTCGGTATCTCCTGCGGCCACAACCCTGTCAATCCTGCGCAGGGGTTCTGCAGCGAGTCGTTCGCCATGCTTACGAACATGACGGAGACACGCACCGGCGGCGAGGGGTACAGTGCCTGTGCGGCACACCCTTATGGGGTGCGGGACGGCTACTGCATGTGGCTGGCTCACTCCTTCGCTACGGGCAAGTCTATCCACCGTGCGTGGGGGTTCGACACCGTAGGCGGCAACTGGGGTGCAGAGACGTTCCGTAACTGGCTCAACCGATACCCCAATGACTCCAACCCTGACCCGTCTGATACTCCCGGCGGCTGTGGTGGCAAGCACTACGAGAACAAGGTGGTCAATGTCTGGGATATCGATCAGGGCGAGTGCACTTCACCCTTCCAAGGCCACAAGCCTAGCCAATGCCAAGACATGGACCCCTACTTCCGCGGAGATAACCGTGCGGGCGCGAACCTGCCTACCGGCTCCAACCGCGTCGATCTAGGTCATGACTTCGAGGGCACTGTCCATGTCGTTCTGGACGGCATCGATGACATGCCTGAGCGCCCGATTACCGAGAACGAGTGGGCTTACGCCACTTCTGCCAGCCCGTCCGAGACCGGCAACGTCCTGTACCTTGGGTGGGGTGGCGGCGTCCTGAACGCCCAGCTGTCGTATTCCCTCGGGTACGGCGAGTCCCGTACAATACGGGATGACCAGACGCCGAAGCCGCCTAGCAACAAGCGGAACACCTTCACCCCGATAGGATCCCATATCTGATGGCTACCGAAACCGAAGACCTAACAGACCAGCTCAACTATGCGCGCAGTCGTCTATGTGTCTCGGTGTCCGTGGATCTGGAGGACTCCGGGGCAGCGTATGATCGGCTGATTGCAGGCGCCACAGAAGTGGTGCTCGCCCAAGCTGGGACGCAGGACGGCTCCGTGGAGGACTCAGCCCTGCTGGTAGTCTCTACCGCTGCAGCTGCAGATGGTGCCGGCCACGGCGCAGTACGGCAGGTGCTGGCTGAGCAGGCGGACGTAGCTCGCAGCTCTGCCCACGTCGTGTACGTCGAGGACATCGACGAGGCTGGCCGCCTGTCCGATTCCCCGACCCCCCGCCAGCCTGACCCCCTCATTGTCGAGCGGGTGGAAGGGCTTAGCACTCAGCACTCGGTGCTAGGTGCTGAGATCCTTTTGGGCTCGATGGGCCGGCTGGCTGACTCTGTGGGTTCTGGGAAGGATGCGTCGGTCGAGGCTACCGCCAAAGCGTGGGATGAGCTGGAGCTGCGGCGGTATGTAGACGGTCTGCTCAGCAGCGCGGGACTTCTGTCTGATCGTCAGGGCGAGAGTGCTCGGCAGCCCGACCTGTCGATCGAGGAAACTGCTACAATCGCAGCGTCGATAGATGGAAGCTATCGAAGTGGCGTGGACTATTGGGATCTGGGCATCGCGACCGACACCCTGTTCAGCCGCGATCCGTCACTGCGCAGCCTGACGCTCCAACCGGAGACGGGCGCAGTGAGCGAGTACGTCGGGTATGACTTCGAATCCATTGTGCAGGCAGGCGACACAGTGCTCGCCGCCGGCGCAGACGGCCTCTACATACTGGATGCAGATGATGACGACGGCTCACCTATCCGATCTCGACTCGATTATTCGGGGTTGGGTTTTGGAATCCCACAGACGAAGAGACTCGATAACCTCTACGTCGGCCACACGGGCGGACGTTTACGAGCGACCGTCGCAGCACATGACTTCCGAGCCATGCCTGCTGTGCGGGAGCTTGAACCACGCAACACACCAGCACCTCGTCCTACCCGAGTAACCCTGCCGAAGGGCATGGTGGGGCGGTACTGGTACGTCACGTTGGAGAACGTGGACGGGTCTGACTTCTGGATCGACGACATGGAAGTCGATCTCGCAGTTTCCACGCGGAGAATTTGATGGCGATCATCCCTTCTGACTGGGGTAACGGCGGCAACACCGACCGCTACGGCGCGAAGGACGCCGTCAAGGCTGTCGACGATTACGTCGGTCAGCGCATGAAAGACATGAACAAGATGGTTGCGGACATGACGAATCGCACGTCTGCGGCCATCACGGCGATCAAGGGCGCCAGCGGTGGCGTGGTCCTGCCGACCGCACCGGAGTTCAATGTCGGTGATGTGTCCATCCGGGCGAACTTCGATCTGCCCCAGATCAACGCCACGTCCTTCGGCACGGTAGGCACGGCTATGCCTGCTGCCCCGACGATGGAGACGGTGCCGGACGTACCTGACATCACGATCCCGGACTTTGCGTCGGGGATTGGGGGGATCAGCATACCGGCTGCACCTGCGTGGACCGCACCCGCTCTGCCGCCCGAGTCGCCGACCCTGAGAGAGATCACGACGCCGGATGCCCCGGACATCGTGATGCCCGCCCTGCCGACGCTTGCGGATATCAGCGTACCGGCCTTCACCGGGCTGGAGCTGCCGGAGTTCAGCGCGACCGCACCAGAGTTCGAGGGCACGGCCCTGCCGGATGTGCTGCAGTGGTCAGAGCCGACGTATCGTACCGAAATCATGGACGAGACGCTGGGGGTGATCCGGCGTATGTGGTCCGGCGGTACGGGCCTGCCGCCTGCCGTGGAGCAGGCGATGTGGGAGCGTGCCGCGGAGCGCGAAGACAAGCAGGTGCAGCGCGCCGTTGCCGGCGTGTTCACTGAGTTTAGCTCCCGTGGGTTTACGATCCCGCCGGGCCTGCTGGCGGCCCGCGAGGACGCCCTGCGCGAAGAGCTGGAGCTGAAGAAGAACTCCCTGCACCGCGACCTCACGATCAAGATCGCCGAGTGGCAGATCGAGAACATGCGGCTGGCCGTGGAGCGGGCGCTCGCTGCTGAGAACACGCTGTACAACATCTTCGAGAACGGCGCCAAGCGGATGTTCGAGGCCGCCAAGTTCACAATCGAGTCGCAGCTGCAGGTGTACAACGCCCGTGTGGCGGTGTTCAACGCCAAGATGAACGCGTACAGCGTCGCCGCCACGGTGTACAACACCCGTGTGCAGGCCGCGCTCGCCAAGATTCAGGTGTTCAAGGCCCAGATCGACGCTGAGATTGCTCGGGGCCAGATCAACTCGCAGAAGGTTGAGGTTTACAAGGCGCAGATCGAGGCCCTGAATTCGCAGACGAATCTGTTCGCTACTCGAATGAAGGCGGCCGAGGTCGAGTCAGGTGTGCAGCGCTCGCAGATTGAGGCGTTCCGCGCACAGGTGGCTGCGTACGGCGACCAGATCAATGCGCAGAAGGTCCGGTTCGACGCCTACGAGGCGCAGGTCCGTGGCGAGACTGCCAAGGCGGGGATCATCGACGCTGAGGCTAAAGCCTATGCCGCCATGGTGTCCGGCAAGACCGCTGCCATGGACCTCGGCGTCAAGAAGATCGACGCTGAGATCAAGAAGAACCAGAACCTGATCGCGCTGTACCAGTCCCAGATCGAGGCAGCGAAAGCTGTCCTGCAGAACCAGCTGGGGGTCGTGCAAGCGTCCGCACAAGCGTATACTGCTGATACGCAACGATATTCCGCTATCGCGTCGGCTGAAGGGTCGAAGGCGCAGGCGGAGATCGCTGCGGCGCAGGCTCAAGTGCAGTCCAGTATCTCGAAGATGCAGGCTGCGGTCGCGCTCTATCAAGCTCAAGCGAAGGCGGCTACAGACGCTGCCCAGCTCGGGATGGACGGGGCAAAGGCGATGGGCCAGATCAGCGCATCCCTCGCGTCCGGCGCTATGGCAGGTATGCACGTTTCGGCGTCCCTGTCCGGCTCCGGTTCCTTCGGTGTCAGCAGCAGCGACTCGTTCAGCCGCTCTGAAACTCATTCCTACGACCACGGAAAAGCGTAATGGCTTCCAACATCACGAAGGACTTCGATCGGAAGTCCGCTCTCCGTCGCCTCACCGAGGCCGAGAAAGAACAGGCTACGCGGCCGCTGACGGGTAACACCGAGCGGGCCGCTAACCGGCTGTACGGCCGCGATGCCCAGATCGAGCAGGCGGTGAACCGCGCGGAGCGCGTGCCTGAAACCAACTCTGAGCGGGCGGAAGAGCAGGAGAGCCGCAAGGCCCCTGCAGATTTCCGCTTCGCGGACGGCGGCTCCATTGCACAGGATCTGGTCCTGCGTAATCAGGGCCTGCTCGGCAACGCCGCTCGCGCTCTGTCCGGTCGCGGCCGCCAGATCGACTCGATCGTCGATAACGCCTCCAACAGCATGAGCGCCCCGCAGCCGGCTCCGACTCCGGCCCCCACTCAGCAGCAGCCGCAGACCTCTGCCCTGCGTCAGGACACGACCCAGCAGCTGGGGCTGGACCTGAACACGAACGCCAGCCAGCGCGCCAGTGACGCAGTAAGCGCTGCTCGCGATCTGTTCAATCCGGACGGCTCGCTGCGCTTCGCAGACGGCGGCCGGGTGAAGGGTAAGGGCAGTCGCACCGACGACAAGGTCGGTCCTGTCATGCTGTCGGATGAAGAGTACGTGCTGCCCGCGGACACTGCCGACGCCATCGGTCGCGATAAGCTGGATGCCCTGCGCCTGCAGACCCACGACTTCAAGGACGGTGACAAAGAGTCCGCGCTGCGCGCCTATCTTGGCGGCGACCATCTCGCCGATGGGGGGACGCCTTTTTTCGACAAAGCCAAGCAGGGCGTACAAAACGCGGCCTCCGGCTTGGCTAATGCCGCACGTACCGCAGGCGCCAAAGTGATGGATGCCCGGGCTCAGATGAACGACTACCTCGACCAGCGCGCTCGGGATAACCGCGCTGCTGCCCGTATGCAGGCTAGCAACCCTGTAACCGGTGTGCAGTCCAGCCCGGCCCCGCAGCCGGGGGCTTCGGCGATGCGTACTCCCGGTGGCCCGGCGATTCAAAGCATCGAGCCCGCCAACCCGATGAACGGCGCTGCTTCGCGTATCAACCCCGGTCCCGCCCCAACAGCGACGCCGGCCGTACCTCGTACCGAACGGGTCATCACAGGCGGCGGTAACGGGGCGGCTGCACTCGCTGAGCAGCGGGCTGCTTCTGAGGCCCTGCGTGCGCAGCATCAGGCTGGACTGGATAAGGCCCTTGCAGGTGGCACCCCCACGCAGCCCGGCCGGCTCGGCCGTGTAGCTCGCGGAGTCGGCGGGTTCGCTGCAACCGGGGCTGTGCTTGGCGGGGTCGGTGACTCCATCGGTCAGCAGACCGACTCGGCCTACATGCATGAATACGCGGATCGCCTCGGTAACAATGGGGCTGGCATCGGTACCCGCGCGCTGAACGTGCTGGATAACATTGGCAACGTCGCTACTGGCGGATACGCTGGTCGCCTCGGCCGGGGTATTTCGTCGCTCGCATCTGGAGGAAGCTTCAGTGAAGGATGGAACGCCCCAACCACGGAAGAGTCGATCCGCTCCGCGCTTCGCACGGATCCCGCTCCTGTGGCCGCCCCGCAAGCCGTATCCGAGCCCGCCGCCCCCGTGGCAGCTGCCTCCGTTTCCGCCCCCGCCACCCAGCCGGCTGCCCCTGCCGTAGCGTCGCGGCCGACCCCACCAGCAGGCTGGACTCAGGTTCTGCCGGGCGTCTACCGCCAAGGCCGCACCTACGCAGATCTGCCGGGGGTTCAAGCTGTTGGCGTCAATCGAGCAGTCGGCGCAGGGTCACGGGACGCCAAGCGGATGGTGGATGAGATCCGCAAGGGCTACCAAGACTTCCTCAGCAGCCAGTCATCTGATTGGAAAGCCCGTCACGGCGCCAGCGTTCTGCGCGACATGTACGGCGAGATGGATCGTGCTCTTGGTAGCCGGGTGGCTGCTGGTAACGCGGATATCCAAGCCAACACGGCGGCGCTGGGGCTGGAGAATTCCAACCAGATCCAACGCGCTCAGCAGGCCCTTACCCGCCAGCACCAGTACGACCAGCTCGGGCAGAACGCGGCGGCGTCTGCGCTCCGTCTGGCTGAGCTGCAGGACAAGCGGGATGAGCGCGCATACGCTCGCGCCAAGGATGCACGGGACTTCGCCGCCGGCCAAGCTCAACTCGCTACGCAGAACCAGCAGACGGGTATGAAGGCGGTGGATGATGCCATCCAAGCCATCACGGTTGGACCTGACGGTAAGCCGAGCTTCGAGCGGGCTGCTGGTCTGCGCCGTATGCTGAACTCTGGTGACTTCCAGTTCAACGGTAAGGCGTTCAAAGACCTGAACCCGCAGGAGCAGCGCGAAGCCGTGGCATACGCCATGCCCTCCTTCGAGATGATGGAGCGGCAGAACGCAGTGCAGTCCCAGCGCAGTGACAAGCGTTCGCCGATCGTAGCCCGCACCGGTAGCATGAACCTCGGTGATGTGTTCGGTGGCAATGCTTCGCTTGGCCAGTACCTGCTGTCGAAGAGCCCGCTCGGCCGCCATGATGTACTGCGCGACGCGTCTGGCAGGGCATTCCTAGCCTCAGACCTGATGTATAATGCGGATGGCTCCGAGAACCTCGATAGACAGAGGCTAATCGGGGAAGACCTGAAACGCCATTCTGCACTGAGGTAAACATGGCCCAATCCCCGCTGCGACAGAACGAAGAACTGACCAGCCCCCTGACCCAAGGCACTTATGCGCCGACCACTCAGGAGGTCGCAGCGGGGAATAAGGCGACAGGCGAGATGGCCAAGGCGTGGGAACGCGCCCGGGCTACCGACCTCGCCGCAGAGGCCGCCGCGTCCGCTCTGCGGGCAGAACGCGACAGCTCTGCCGATTACGGCAATTTCCGCGCCCTGATGGATCAGCAGCAGGGCATCGCTGCCGAGAACGCCCCCCGCGTCCATAGCTGGCGCGATATCCGCAGCGCGGGCGACCTCGGTGACTTCCTTACCAGCACCGGCACAGAGGCCGTGCACTCCTCCATCCCGGCCATCGGTGCTGCTGTAGCCTCGCGTGTGCTGCCGGGCGTGCGTGCTCTGCCGAAAGGCGTCCGGGAGTACGGTGCGGCTTTCGTCCCGTCGGCAGAAGCCGAGTACAACCAAGCCGTGCTCGGTCAGTACAACGACCCTGAACTGGCTTCCAAATCTGCAGAAGACCGTACACAAGCTGCTACCCTTACCGGCCTCGCCTCCGGCGCGCTGGAAGCCGGTATCCCTGCCCGACTGGCCGGCAGGCTGACAGGTAAGGCCGCCGAGTCCGCCAAGAAAGCCCTCACCAAAGAGGTCATCGGCGAGGCAGGCACCGAAGCCGCACAGGATGTGGTCGGTCAGCTCGGCGAGATGGGGCTTGACGGTAACCGCCAGTTCGACATCAACCAGACCGTGGACGCCGCCGTAGCAGGTGCTGTAGGCGGCGGTGTACTGTCTGGTGCTACCTCCGCTGTACAGCGCCCCCTGCAAGCCGCCGGCCAAGCCGTAACGGATGCACTCAGCACTCAGCACCAAGACGAAGTGCAAGGTGCTGAGTATGATGACAGCCCGCGCGGCCAGCAGCCGGAAGTACCGTCGCTCGGCTCCGCCATGTTCGACCGGTACGTGGTCGACAATGCCGTCAAGGGCACGGATAAGCTGGCTCACCTGTACGACATCGTGGGTGGGGCCAAGGAACGTGCGTCTGTCGGGCTGCAGTCTGGTCTGACGGGCGGCGAGCTGGCCAAGTTCGTGCTCGGCTCTGGTCTGGCCGACCAAGCCGCTGCCGACATGGCGTTCGATGAGTCGTCGCTGGCGGGTGCTACTCCTGAAGAAACCGCGGCGAACATGGACCGCGAGGACGCCGCCCGTGCTCAGCGTAGCAAGCTGTATGCCGATGCCCTGCTGCAGGACGAGAACCTTGACCCTGCCGTACGCCAGCGTATCGAGGCGATGGGTGGCAACTACACTGCTCCGGATGCCCAGCGGTTCGTAGCTCAGCAGATGGCTACCAAGAAAGTCGTGCAAGACTTCGAGGGCCTGCAGGGCGAAACCAAGACCTACAAGCAGGTGAACCCGCTGCAGGCGTCTAGCGATACGCAGGCGGTTATGGCCGCGCTGGACATGAATCGCGTAGGCGGCTCGGCCGCGTCGGTCCTGCCGCACGTGGACTCTGTGATCGCCGCGATCAACAACGCCAAGTCGGCTGATCTGTCGAACGCCAAGGGCTGGACCCCGATCCATAACCTGAACCGGGTGATGGGTTACTTTGTGGATCCCGCCGGTCTGATCGCCACCATCGGTCAGAACAATGGCTGGGCGCCTGAAGAAGTGCAGCGGGTGCAGAAGGCTATCGCCATGGGCCGCTCAGCGCGTAACGACCTGCTGCAGCCGAACAGCTTCCTGTCTGCCACGCTGCCGGAGTCTGCCCGTGAGCCGTCGGTGAAGGCTGCTCTGGCCCGGGCCATCGATGAGTTCGTAGCTCAGGAGCGCACCGGTAACGTCGAGATGGCGAACAAGTTCGCTGACGCGCTGGGCACGATCTACGGCTCGCGCGAAGCGGCGAACAAAGTGCTGGAATACTACATGAGCAAGCGGGCCGCTGACATGGGCGACCCTGCGTTCGTGGGTGACGTGGCTGAGATCCCCGAAGCCGACCCTGACAACGTGTTCGGTTCGGGCTTTGAAGAAGAAGAGAACACCAGCTACCACTTCGCCAATGCGAAGGACCGCATGCCGTTCCTCGCTGCTGACCGCGAAGAGACGATGGCGAAGGCCAAGGAGCGCTTCGGTGATCGCCCGTTCTCGACGCAATCCCTGTGGGACTATGCACAGGCTCGCGGGCTGGACACTGACGCCGAGTTCAAGCGGCTGGTGCGCCAGTACACGAAGCAGGTGCAGCAGGACGAGCGCGCCATCCTGAAGGACAAGCCCGAGTTCAAGGAGATGCGGGCTAAGCGGATCGCCAAGGGTAACCAAGCCCTGAAGACGCTGAACGACGCGTTCGACACGCAAGAGGCGCTGGAAGGGTTCGACGTGGTTACGTCGGATCAGGGCCTGCAGGAGCGGGACGTACAGGCATCCGATGAGATGGTCGCCGAGTTCGCCAAGGGTATGAACTGGAAGGGCAGCGAGAACACCGCCGTCAAGTTCACCCGTAAAGACGGTCGCAGCCTGACCCTGTCCGCCGAGACGATGATCAACGCGTGGCAGCGGCACACCGGCAACATGGAGCAGGCCACCGCCAACAAGCGGGAAGCCCTCAGTGATGCCATCGCTGCCATGCTGAACCGTGAGGACATCGCCAGTCTGGATACCCCGCTGAAGGACATCCAGATCAACCGGGGCGGTACCAAGTACCTCACGGCGAATCAGGCGAAGGACCACTCCCTGCCTGCTGACCCGAAAGCCCGTGCCGCCAAGCAGGCGGAAGCAGCTCGCAACGCGCGGAAAGATGACGAGTTCGTGAAGCCTGTGGCCAAGGCGGTCAACCGTCTGCTCAAGCAGATGGAAGCCGTGCTGGCTGACCCGCAGGCGGATTCCGTGATCGGAGTGGACGGCGTCGAGCGGGATATACCCGGCATCGAGACCGCCGCGATCGACAAGAAGAACCTGAACCGCTCGGCGTTCATCCGTGAGGTCGCGGAGGAATACCTGCCCGCGCTGCGGGCGCTGAAGTCCCAAGGACAGGTCGAGGACAAATTCGTCAGCGCTGCCGCTCGTTCGCGTGTCAACCTCGGTGTGGATCGTGCACTGGACCGTGCGCAGGAGCTGCTGGACGACTATGACCGGGCGCTGAACAAGCAGGACAGCGACGAGGTTGTGCGCGACAAAGCCGACACAGCCATCAACGGTGACGACCCTATCCGCAAGGGCCTGCCGTCTGAACTGGAGCAGCGCAAGTACGAAGAAGACACAGGCGTAGCCATCGGTGCTACTCGCGCTCCGTCGATGCAGAAGAAGACGGCGGACGCCAAGCAGGCACGCGACCGCGCCGCCCGCAACGCCGGCACCATCGAGTCCACCGATGACAAGGTCGGACAGGTTGCTCCTGCCAAGCAGCGCCAGCATCTGAAGAACAAGGTCGCACAGGATATGGCGACCCAGCTGATCCAGATGGTCAAGGACGGTGTCAAAGTCAGCCAGCTCCGCATGCCGGGTCAGCTGGAGACGCCCGAGGGCCGGATGGTAGTCAACCGTTTCGCCGAGGAACTGGGCCTGCCCCGTCTGGCCGCCCGCGGGCTGGCCCGTCGTGTGGAGGCTGATCTGGTGTCCTACGAAGGTCAGCTGGACGAAGACCTGAAGACGCTGGATGAGTACGCCCCCAACCCCGACAAGGTGCGCCGCAACGAGGGCACGATGCTCGAAGAGGAGCAGGCCAAGACTGACGGCAGGCTCGCCCTTAAGTCCGGCGCGAAGGTCCGGGTCAACGCGCAGGTGTCCGACCGCGCCCCTATCGAGGCCAGCGGCGCCGTCTGGGCCGACAAGATCTCGACGGAGCAGGCTGAGGCGCTTGCCCAGCTGGGTAACTCTCTGGCAGAGCGCCACCCGGAATACCGCCAAGCGGACGGCAAGCCCCTGACCGCCAAGAAGGTGCAGGCGCGCTTCCGTCGCTTCAAGCAGCTGGTGGAGCACCTGCGTGGCGCGAACACACAGACGGTCATCGCCGCTGAAGGTATGGCTGCTGTAGCAAACGCCAACGCGGTCGCTATCAACCGTACGGCCCCTGACGGCACGACGGACCGTAGCATTGGTCTGGCGGGAGCGGTGCTGGCTCCGTGGAATGCTAAGAAGATCGCCCAGACGGTCTACCACGAGGCGGTGCACGATCTCTTCAACGAGATGCTTAGCGCTGAAGGCGAGAAGGCCCGCACGTTCGTGCGTGACCTGAAGGTGTTCGCCAATGATCCGGAGCTGAAGAAGGCCCTGAAGCAGGCTTCAGCCCTCATCTCACCGGACCACTACGTGGCGTCCGGCATGGCCGCGGACGGGCTGCACGGAGTGCATGAGCGTCTGGCCTACGCCTTCGAGCTGTACATGGGTGACCGTGAGTTCCAGCGCCAGATCGACGGACTCACGGTGCAGAAGCGTGACGCGACGCCCCGTTGGGCGAAGGTTGTACGCGACCTGTTCCGCACGCTTCGGGACTTCTTCACTGACCTGCTCGACCTCCCCCGTGTGGCAGAAGCCGAGAACGAGGAAACGACCCCCTACCAGATGTGGCAGAAGCACCAGCGGGCTTACGCCGTGATGAACGCGCTGGCTGGCGGGGAGTTCCGCGGCAAGCTGGAGGACGCGCTGGCTAAGATCGACGCAGGTAAGTCGATCACGCCTGATGACGATCCTACCCCCAGCGGCCCCGGCGGCAAGACGCGCATCAACGCCCAGCTCAGCGGGCTGTTCTCCAAATCGGACATTAGCACCCCGGGGCCGGTGGATAAAGCGGTGCGCTCGGCCACACGGCTGTACGATGTCGCCATGAAAGGTGCGTGGGAACGCCTTTATCAGCTCCCGAGCCCAGCGGCCAAGGAGCTGGCTCGCATGTTCCACACTCCCGTGCTGCACGGTGAGGAGGGCGGCAAGCTCGGCTTCATCCAGAAGCGCGCGCAGGAGACTGGCAAGTGGTCAAGCCGCCTGAACAAGATCCTGTCCAGCGCCTCCGAGGCAGAGCTGCGCGCTGCGCAGGCTAATATGCAGGCCATGCGTGCACCGTCAACTGCACTGGAGCGTGACATCGCCGACTTCCTCGACGGCATGCACGATTACATGAAGGGTGCGAACGTCATGCGCAGCGTGACGAAGGTTGACGAGGAGACCGGCAAGACCTCGGTCAGCTGGGAGCCCATGCGCAAGGTTAAGAACTACTACCCCCGCAAGTGGGATCTGCAGAAGATCGCCGCCAACCGGGGCGCCTTTGAGGAGCTGCTGCGCAAGTACGGCGACTTCGAGAACGACGAGGCAATCGACGCTGTGCTCACCAACATGCTCGCCTCGGATGGCCTGACCGATCTGTCCGAGACTGATCAGGCACTGGGCTTTACCCCGGGTGCCGAGCATGTATCTGAGCGGGCGTTCACCTTCATCAAGCCGGAGAACGCCGCAGAATTCGCTGCCTTCCAGTCCGACGATATCCTCGGCACGCTCTCCGAATATGCGGCCAAGGCCGTTCACCGGGCAGAATACGCCCGCTTCTTCGGCAACGACGGCGCCAAGGTCCGCAAGCTGCTGGTAGATATGGCTGAGGACCCCGCAGTCAACAAGCGCGACCTGAACGACGCTATCAAAGCCGTGCAGGCTATGGAGGGCACGCTCGGCTACAGCACCAGCCCGACACTCAAGAAGATCAACGCCTTCGGTATCGGTCTGCAGAACCTCGTGACCCTGCCGCTCGCGATCTTCGCCTCGATCGTGGACCCCATCGGTCTGGCGGTTCGGTCAGGCGAGATCAAGGATGCCCTGAATGCCTACAAGGTCGGCATCAAGGAACTGACTACTGGCATCAAGGGCACCTTCGGGTTCAAGACAGAAGAGAGCGCAGCCAAGGAGCTGGCCGGTCTGGTCGGCGTGATTGGTGAGAACGCCATCGAGGCCGCCTACGGTTCGGCCTATGTGAACAGCTTCATGCACCCGGCCCTGCGTAAGGTCAACGACAAGCTCTTCCGCATCAACGGCATGGAGGGCTGGAACCGCGGTATGCGTATCGCCGCCACGACAGCCGCCCAGTCATTCGTCGAGCGCCACCTGAAGAACGCCGGCTCCGACGCCAAGGACGCCCAGCAGTCCGAGCGCTTCCTGAACGAGCTGAACCTGCAACTGGCGGATCTGGCTTGGTGGCCAGAGGCTGGTAAGGATGGCGTTCCGTCGCAGGAGCAGCTCGACAAGCTCGATAATGAGCAGCGCCGCAAGTACGAGCAGGCGATCTTCCGCTGGGTGGATGGTGCAGTCCTGCGCCCGACGGCAGCAGAACGGCCCATCTGGGGCTCCGACCCCGCGTGGGCGCTGGTGTATCACCTGAAGCAGTTCACCTTCAGCTTCGCTTCGGTGATCAACGCCCGTATCTTCAGTGAAGCCAAGCAGGGCAACTGGCGCCCCGCCACGATCGCGGCTCTCGCCTACTTCCCGGTCACTGTCGGTGCGGACCTGTTCAAGTGGGGCCTGCTCAGCAGCATCGGCGCCAAGACCCCGCCGACAGACGATCTGGCGGATCTCGCTTTCAGGGAAGTGCAGAGGACAGGGCTGCTGGGCCGCGGGCAGTTCGCGGTGGACGCCCTCGAAGACCTTGGCCGCGGTGATTTCCTCTCCGCCGGCAATAGCTTCGTTGGACCGACAGGCGACGCCCTCCACTCAATCCAGAAGGCTATCGATGGTTCCGGCAGCACGACCGATGCCGTTAACCATTGGATACCTTTTGCCAAGTTCTTCTGAGGCGTAAAGTGCCGGCTGTACAACACGACTTAGCACCCAGCACTGAGTGCAAGGTGCTAGGTCGATCAGCCAGCCCTTTGTCTTTAAACGCATTGCCCATGTCCGAGTATAAAGTAAGCGTGCCCCCTCTGCTTGTGCAGAAGTGCGCTGTCTGCGCGAAGATCCAAACCCTCGACGCCTACCGTGAGCGTAAAGGGACGCGGATTGGTCGGTACACCACCTGCCGTACCTGCGAGAAAGAGAAGCAGATCCTGCGTCGCGCCGCAATGACCCCTGCTCTGAAGCTCTACCACTACGCCAAGGCCCGCGCCGCCAAGCGTAAGCGTGACTTCAACATCACCCCCGAAGACATCGTGGTACCCGATATCTGTCCGGTCTTGCTGACTCCCATGAAGGTACCGTCATTGGATCGCATCGACCCGACCAAGGGCTACATCAAAGGTAACGTCCGAGTGATCTCTCACCGGGCAAACATGCTGCGTAATGCTGCTACGTACGACGAGATGGTCCTGCTGCTGGCGGATGCCGAGCAGATCAAACGCGAACGCGAGCAAACAGCGGAATAACCAGAGCTACCAGCTCAATGGCGACAGCGCCGAGTGCCTGCATAGCGTGGGCCTCGGCTTTTTTCATGTCTACACCAACCCTGCCGGCGTACCAGCGCAGCGCGTGCAGATAGAGGGCCTTGGCGATACGCTTGCAGCGACGCAGCAGGCTGAGGGCCTCCTGCTTAGCCTCTGCCGTGCGCTTCAGAATCAGGTGGCCAAGTGCCCGCCCTGCCCGCAGGGCTACAGAGCCCAGCAGGTGCTTCGCGGCGGTAACGATGGTTGGGTTGGAGACTACTGCGGCTGCCTCATTCTTCAGGGAGGTCAGCTTCTGGTTCAGAAAGTTCTGCAGGGACGACATAACGTGGTCCAGTGATGTTGAGGATCCACTGGGCCACTTCCCGCTCGGGGATCGAGCGCTGTTGCCAGTATGAAGGGGCCAGTGGTACGGTCCATTGCCCAGCTTCATAGATCACGGCGCGATTGCCGGGGCCGCCCATGATGACCGCCACCCTCCGCCCTTCATGATAGCGGCCCATGAGCCACTGGTTCTGACGAGCGGAGAGGTTCGGCTTCACGAAACGAGCACCAAAGCCAGCGCGCGGGTCGAACTTATACTCGACCCACAGATCACCTTTCTGCCCACTGTAGTACATATCAGGAATGCCTGCAGCCAGCGGGTTAAACGTCTTCTGGCTGAACGGAGGGTTCGAGCCGAAGTGCTTGTGGATCCGCTGGTAAAACTGGGTTTCGGGTTTCGCTGTCATGATCTATCTCGCTGAAGTTCACAAGGTCTGAGACGACAGTAATGCGTGCACCTTGGCTGCTAGGTCCAAGAGTGATCCGTCGTTGTGAATAGTCCGATCTCCCTTCTTCACCATTACTCCGGCTTCAGAAGGGTGCGCCCTCACGGAGGGGGCGTCGTCGCGGAAGATATGGACCAGCAGCCCGCCATTTTGACGGATCCATTCTGCCTCGTTCTCGAACCTCACGTCCGCGACGACCATCGTGGAGTCCGAATACTTCAACTTGTGAGCTGCGAGGCGCAGCCACAAGTCTTCACAGACCATGTTACGGCCCCATTCCGTGCCGAGAGTCTGCATCAGATATCGTGGAGACTTCCCGATCAGGGGGATCTCGGTCTCCTTCATCTTCTGCCACTCCGGCATGCGCATGTCGATCCCCAAAGGGATCAGCATCTCACGGATCGGGTCTGCGAAGCTGTATCTGAAGCCTCCCTGATGCTCAATGATCAGGTCAGCGACAGTATCCTTGCCGGTACGGGCCTTGCCGGCGAGGCCAATCAGGGGAATCATCAGTTGCGAAGCTCTGCTACACGGCGCAGGAAATCCGCGACCGTGGTGTTGGGGTCTATGGAAATGCCTTCTGCGCGCTCTGCTTCCAGATCGAGAGGTCCTCTGAACCAAGTCGCCGGCAGCCATGCCAGCCCCTTGGCGTGATTACCGACGGCGAAGTGGTACATGCACATCCCGAGGGAGGACAGAGGTACAATCTCGCCGTCGATGATCAGCTCACCGCGTGGGTTCAGCTCGACCGGTGCGTCGCGGTAATCCCGCACCGGTTTATCCTCGTGGTACCAGCTTGTCATGCGTAGGTATCAGGAACTTGGGGTGTGAAGAAACAGCCACTCGAGTCTGCCTGAAGCACCTCGAAGGCCAGTTGCTCTGCCATATGCAGCATGTCGGACTTACCCTCGTCGGCCGCCAGCTCACTGCACTTGCGGTACAGCGCACTCATGAGACGGGAGCGCTCCGACGGGAGCATGAAGGGGTGAATGTACAGGTCGAGCCCGAGCTTCACCGCCTTCTTGTTCATCGCTGCGTACGGCGCGGGTCCGAACGGCAGCGGTGTACTCACGGCATGAACCGGCTGTCCGTGACCATCGCGCGGATCATCTTGGCGATCCACAGGATCTTGTTGCGCACCTGCCACCGCTCCTTGTCATGGCGATAGATCACGTGCAGGGCTTCACACAGCCGCTTCACCGCCGCGAGGTCCGTGAACGGTGTCAGCTCGACCTTGGCGCCGATATCGCGCAGCGCGGCGTTGATGGTCTCGAAGTCACTGTCGTTCGCTTCGTCCTCGCCGGGGCCGACCAGCCCCACGAGTTGTGTCAGAGCCAGCTGGGCCTTCTGTGCCGCCAGCACCTGCTTACCAGTGACAACCGGAGTGCGGTCGTCGAGGAACGGACGGCAGCGGCCCAGCAGGCTGTACAGCGGGAAGTATCCACGCACGTTCTTCGGCAGGGTCGGCAGGTTCAGGACCGGCGCCTGTGCGTTGTAGTCGTGGATGAGGGACTCTCGGTCATTCATTCTCGAGTTGCTCCTTGCGTTTGAGGTACTCGGCGTCCATGGCTTCCAGCGTCTGCAGCATCTTGCGCTGCAGGTCCGCGCGCTGGGCCTTGTATTCGTCCTCGAGCTTCTTCAGCTCCAGCTGGTATGCAGAGCGGACCTGCACCCGGCGGACGTTAAGCTGGGAGAGGCTGATCTCAGCCTCCGACTGTACTGACAGGATGCTGCTCATTTCTTGGTCCCCCACGACCTTGCGGCGGGTTTAGCTGCCGGCAGCGCCGGAGCCTGCTGAATCGGTACAACGCGACGACCGTCCGGCGGGATCCAACCCGACAAGTCGGGCGGTGTCATCAGCACCGACTTAGCCTCGTCGCGGCGCTTCATGTAGGTCTCGAACTCATGGTCTTCGAGTGGCCGCACCACTTCGAAGTGCTGCTCCGACCACGTCACGTTCGGGTTCAGCGTCACGCGTGTCACCACACCAATCGGCACGGTCTTGTACCGCGTAGCCAGCTTCTGCACGTAGCCGTCGAAGAACTTCAGGCTGCCCCGAGTAACTTTCAGAACGTACATCAGCGGGTCTTCGTCATCGAACACCGGCGGCAGCAGAGCCAGCAGGCGGCTGTTCTTGCACGCCTTGCCCGAGCCCTTACTGCCCCACTGGTTCATCGGGCACATTGCGCAGGAGGTGCACTGCGGGTCCGGCGATTGCGGGATCGGAGCCAGCGTAGCGATGTCATACCCCAGAGCGACGCATGCAGGCGGCTTCTTACCCGACGGCGAGAACTCCTGATCGTAATACTCGTGAGTCGTGGCGAAGTCGATGATCACGCACTCGAAGCCTTCGGAGCCCTCGAAATACTGCCCATCCGGTGTCTCGAACCCTTGGTTCGTACGACACTTGATGAAGTTGTCGGCGGGCTTGCTCACCCGTCCGGCGACAGATTGGGCCTCAGCGAGCAGGCGCTGCTTCAGCTCGGCGATTGCATTACTAGCCACGGTGCTTGATCCTTGCGAGTCGAACGTCCAGACCTTCTATTGTAGCGTACCTAATACCGACGATCTCGATGGCGCCCGCTGCAAGGTCGTGAACGAATTGGCCGGGGTTTGACTTCTTCAGGCCCGGGTAGCGACGGTGCAGCTCCGACATCACTTCACGGGTACCGCTGATGTAAACAGACCCGAACCTGAGAACCATCATTTCACCCTCGCCGAACGAATATTCAGTGTGCGGTACTGGCGCGGCATCACGCCGGGAATCGTCTCGCCGCGCTCAAACAGCTCGCGGCAGGCGGCATTGTTCACTGCCCGGTTGAGCAGGTGCAGGCTGTTCGTTTCGATGATGTACTCACCAAACGCGTCGAAGTCGATAACCTCAGCTTTCACGCTGCGATTAATGTACACCGACGCGGACGTGCCCTCACCACGCTCCAGTCCCTGCTCGTCCATCTTCTGCAGGATGGCTTCGTTGACCTCAGCCACCTGAACGTTGATTGCCTTGATCTGATCGTTCAGGGCTTCCTTCTGGTCCTTCAGGGACTTCAGCTCTTCGATGAGCTGCCCAAGGGTCATCGTTTCCAGTATCACGACTTGAATCCTTTGCAGT